CAGACGCCCCCTGAGCGTCTAAAGGGATTATATAAGGGGATTGGGCGGGATGTACAGAAAAGCCCGCAGAAGCGGGCTTGGTGGTAGGCTATTTTACAGTTCTACAGATGATAAATGGTTGGCCGCGGACTTAACCGCGTCTTTAAGGCTATCGTACGCGGAAGTAAAAGACATATGCACTCCTTTCGAGACAACTATAGCGCCGCCGTTAAAGTACGCTTTTGCTCTCCAGCCACCATTTACCTTATCAATAAGGATGTAGTGACTACCTTCTTCCGTTACCGTAACCGTGTTTTCGTCTATTACTTCAAATTTAGTGCCCATGTTTTCTCTCTCTTTAATCTTGCATGTCTTTATAGACCCACCATTTACCTACTGCTTCCCATCGCCACCCGCGACTATGTATGGCGTCGAACCTACGACCAAATACTGTTTCGGCATACCACGTAAGGAACAAACGTATCGTACGCCAGCCACCTCGCTTGCACCCATTAATAAGCCAATACTCTCTCGTCATCCGGGTAAGACTTACCGCCTCAACAAACGGCCAAAGAAACAAAATCCACATCAGGTATATAGCACCGGCAAGCAGTAATGTTGTGAATCCTATACCCATGAGGATGAGAAAACTATCCATCACCCCTCCAGCTTCATACGGTCGTTGCGCGATAATCCACGTTTCGTGTAGATGACCGGTGACGTTTTCGTATGGGTCATCAGTCGGTTGTTATAGATGACATGTTGCTCGCATTTTGTGTCATGGCGGTACTTGGACAATGTCATCTCATTAAGTCCCGTCTCCCGGCACGTATCCGCTAATGTGCCGTGTGTCTCTATTAGTTTTGGGATACTGGTAATCATTCCTGTTCGCTCTCCTTCTCAAGTCGTTCCGGCAGCATCTTGTATGCTTCTAAATGGAATTCTTCGTTCATTGACAGGCCCAGCTTACTTACAGACTCCAAATACATAATTCGCTGGCGTAAAGTTTCTTTACATACACGATTCATTTATTCTCCCCACCTACGTATTTGTTAAGGTCGTAGCGGTTAATAAGCTCACGCCGGTGTTCGTTAAGGTAATCAAGCGCGGCTTGGTGTGCCTTAATCTGCGCGTCAATGGCTTCAATTTTAAACCTGCCGTTTGCAGCCTCTACCATCATCTTTTCATAGTCGCGGTCAGCCATCATTTACGCTTTCCCCACATGCGATTTAGATACTTGTTCTGGTCCGGCCCGGGGAAACTGTTACGTTTTAACAGCTCCTCGCGTGTTGGGAATGGCGTATTGCCTACTTTCCCGCCCACCTTAAACGTTACTGCTACCTGTCCATTGTCGCTCATTCCTGCACCTCCCACTCGCATACCCTTACACCATCATAAATGCCTTTAGCTCGTTCCAGCTCGGCAGCGGCCTCCGCATTTTCTTCGCTACGATAAACTCCGAGAATGTTACTGCCTTCATAGTGATAAAATCCGTATACAATATATACCTTCATTTCTTCTCTCCCGCATAAGCTGCTTTAAGTGTCTGCATCGCAGCAAACCAGAACGCATCCGCAGGGATTCGTGTGCTCAGGTTGTTTACAGCAATGCGTGCCAATAATTGTGCATCTTTGAATGCTTCGGTGTCCAACATCGGTTTGCAATGGTAAAAAACTTTATCGTTCATCTTCTCTACTCCGTTCTCGTTGTCGATGAGCTAAATATAATAGGGTTAGGGCTACTAGTCAACTATTATTTCAGGATACAGATAAAAAAAAATCCCGGTAGGGTCAGTTACCGGGATAAAGGAGCTAGAGGGATGAATCAACAGGAGCAGGTTTAGTATCCCAGGAACTCCCCTATGTGTCAACCTACTTAGCAGCGCGCCCTACAGCTTCGGCCTGTTGCCACAGCATACCGTCGAATAGGGCAACACGACCCGCAGCGCGGCGTCGCAAACCGAGGAGTGATTTGCCGTTCTGGTAATGGAACTGAGTTAACTTATTCCGCAGTGTAGATGCATCGCCTTTTCGCAGCGCCTGACCTGTACCGGTAGAAGCGGCAATCACACCTGCACCAGCGTTATACACCAGGTCACACACGGCGTCGAACTGTGACTGATTTAGAGACGGATGCGCTACGGCGTCTACAGCAGCTACGGCCTTAGCCATATCTTTATGTAGAAGCAGGAGACCCTGGCCTTCGGTAATCTTCTGACCTTCTTTTACATCTGCGCCGTAGTGGCCGTAGCCAATAGTAAAGTACTTCTCGTTCTTCGTTGCCTTGTACGCAGTTCCGCGGAACCCCTCGAACGCGGCGGTGAATTTGATGCCGTTGTTACTAATGTTTCGGTTTGACATACATCCTCCGGTATTTGTAGTAGCGGGCGCCTTTCACGCAAATATGACGCACCGATTTAAGCGCGAATATAGCGACGAGAGTCGTAATTATGAACGGTGGAGTGGCACCGGTAAAGAGATGAGCTAGCCCACCGGCGGCGGTAACAACGGACGCCATATACAGCAGCCGCCCGAAAAGACCGTCTTCAATCCAGTGGGCGTAGATATTAATTAACGAGGTGATGATGATTGCGACCAGGCAAATGACGCCGATTGGTGAGTTGAGCATGTTATTTCCCCCACGGTAACTTAAAGTTGCTGAGGGATGAGTCAGCAGCTTCGAATAACTTAAGCCAGAACATACCTACCCCGAAAGGAACCAGGTACTGACCCTCAGACTGTGATAATTCATAGTAACTTATAATGATGGGGGATGCGTACACCGCACAACAGGCGGAGGCGACCAGGTGACACAATCGCAACCACGGTGAAATAGCCTCGCGCTTCTTAATCTGAGATACGGCACCCCCGGCGAGGCCCGCCACACTAAGCCAAAGGTATTTATCGTCCACAATAAAAAATCTCCGAAAGTTAGTTTACCTTCGGAGATTAACATTTATACGACAATTTTAGTAACAGATAATTCGGATTTATCTGAACGTATAAAGCCTGATTGATGGCTTGTGAGGGATATCGGCATACCCACGCTTGCGCCACAACTTATACAGTTTAACCGCCATATGCGCCCGGGCCTGGCTACTGAACTCACCGAGGTTTACCACTTTCTTGCCGTCGTAGGAGTGCGCGCGCCACAGACCTTTGCCTACACAATACTTAGGCTGGTGCACCCCAGGGATGCGGGGGTATACATCCGGCATCTCATTAACCGGCTTTACGCGCGGCTTCGGCTTACGCTTAACCTCAACCTTAACCTTTTCTTTAACGCGAGTAACCTTCTTTGTTACCGCCGATGAAGGAGGTGCCAGGTTGATGCCGGCGTGTTTCAGTATATCGGTTGCGAGACTCATAATCACTTCTCCTGTTTACCAAGTCGCTTAGGCGAACAGATAGCGCGTACCTCTGAATCAATTGGCTTGTCGCCCTGAAACAGGAAGTGAGCGTTCTCAACCGCCCGTGCCGCTGTCTGACAAGCTTCTAATGTGTAGAACGTCTCCGATACCGCGAGTTGCATTTGACCCGCGGTCAATACCCAGATGAATAGTACGCTAGTCATTTATATCTCTCCCCTCGTTCCGATGAAGTAATAGTGCCCTATTATGTTTGGTTACGTCAATACTATTTTACGATTAATTTATCCTGGCGCATCAGAAAGTAACGAGGCTTCTTGGCATGAGCGCGCCACCGCTCGACACGGGCATAGATGCCGTGAAGCGATGTTACTTTGCCGTGTCGGGTCTCTCCGTTACGCCCGGTCCAGGTTACGAGGTCGTTCGGTTTCATTGTTGCATCTCCTGCAACAGTCGCTTCGATTGTTGCGTTTGGTGAAATAGAAAAATATTAACAAAAATGGTACGCTGCTACTCAGCAGCGTAAGTCACTCAGTAAAATCCTAAATAGTTGCTACAATATAGCATCGCACTTCCGGTGGCTTCGGCAGCGGCATCCAGTGCGACGGTTTCCACGATGCGCCGTGATTATCCACCCATCATTCGCCAGTCGCCTTTACGGCCAAGCTCAGTAGCTACGAGCACGCCTGTCAATTTAGGCGGCATACGCTCACTACATTTAATCCACTTATTCATAGTTCCCCCTCTCTTCTCAAACACCCACGCCATTACATTTTCACACCAGCTTTACATGCCCGCCACGCGGGACGCTTCTGAACGCTAGAATGCTTCTCTCATAACTTAGTCCCCACGTAACGCCTGAGTCGCGACCCGGATGATAGCGGATAAACACTGTGCGCAAGGCTCTTGCTCGAATCCGTTTTCTACAGCACACAGGGCGTGTTGCGCGTCCTGGAACAGCCATTCCCCGTACGATGGAGCAGCCCCACACCACGTTTCTATTTTATTCGTCGACAATCTAACCCCATCCAGATGGTCTACCTTGATTATGTGTTTCCCCATACCAACCCCCTCAATGCATGCACCGACAATTAAAATAAACGGCAATCTCCTTTAAGATTCACAGCCCGAAGACGCAGACTCTTTAGAATCTTTTGCCGTGTAGTTGTTTCCTATTAGCTCTACAAAAGGCACCCCAATCCATCCCACATGATGGCTACGCACATCTTCTACTAATAAACGCATCTCGTACCCGCACAGAACCCTGTAATACCGCTCACTTACCGTACCGCGGACTAACTGACCCTTCTTAAACATGATTCATCCTCTTGTCTCGTTAACCTTGCAATAATAGTACTCTATTATATTAGGTTCTGCAAGTGCCTTTCTATTCTTGTCTCCCGTCCCTCGTCAGGTAAGCGCTTGCCGTAAGGCAAGTGCGTTAATCCCTGAGTAGTAGACTAAGAATCTTTCGGCATTTCAGTTACTTAAAGGAATAGCTGCCGATGAGAATATAGCTCGCCCAAGGCAGTTCAGATACTAAGGAAGAAAGTTACTGAGTTTTAAGTTTGCGGGTTTCAGTAAGCCTTAACGCGTTTCCGCTTGGGGCGGAACCGCTAAGCTCTCACAAGGTGAAACAGAAACTTAAGTAACTTGAAGTTACAAGAGACAACTTACACGAAAAAAACAAGAATGTCAATAGGTGTGTTTATAGTTGATTTCCCATTATGCCGTGGGTATACTTGCTTTACTAACTGAGATGGAGGGTTTGATAATGACACAGAATGAAGTAGCTAAGCTTATTGGGGTGACCCGCCGTACGCTGAATAACTGGCTAAGAGACGGCAAGTTCCCGGATTGTTGTGTCCGGATTATGGGCCGCCGGATGCCGGGAACATTCGACAGGGAGAAAGTGGAAGCGTGGATTAGGGAGAATGTGAAGTGACTGATTTCCAGAAAAGAGTATTCAGGGCTGTAGCTGCTCTTACATTTAAAAAGGGGTCGTGTAGTGTCCTTGACTTGCGCCGGACTTATTTTCAGTACTATAGTTCCTCTCTCATCGAGAGGTCGCTGGAGGTTTTGGTTCGAGACGGAGCAGTTAAAAGTAAGGCCGGTAAATATTCGGCAGTAGCTGAAGTTAAATGCTCTCAGGCGACGCCCGAAGACCTTGAATAAAAGAAAAGCCCCAACGCGCGAACGTCAGGGCTTTAAACACTACAAAGGAAAAGCACATGTCAACAGGTAATTTAGCATACTCATGGTCGCGTAGCAATCGCCGTGAGGAACGCGCTGACATTAACGTTTACACCACGACTTCCGGCACCTGGGATGAGTTCGTTGAACTTATGCAGCCGCTTAAACGTTCGCGCCGGAACCCCAAGACAGACCCCGGATATATCACCGCCGCGTGCACCTCCACGGTAAGCTCTACTGGTAAAGAAGCCGCTGAAGGTATGTTCTATCGCTGCAATGCATCTGTTACGTCTTCATCCCTGGCCTATGCCGACGTGGATAGTGCGACTCCGGAAGAGTTCGCCACCGACTGTGAGATGGTGCGTGAGTCGCGTTTCGCAATGATGCTCTACACCACGGCATCCCACACCGAAGAAGCGCCACGCTATCGCATCGTTATGCCGGTGCGCACTCCGGTAACCGGCGGCGACATCATCCGCATACGGTACGGCCTGTTGACGCATTTCCTTAAAGGACGTGACGTAGATAGCGCCGGGTTCACCCTGTCCCAGCCGATGTACCGCCCGCCAGTGGGAAGCCAGGTCATCGTGTCTGAAAGTAGCCGCATGATTACGGCAAGCAAGCTTATGGAGGGGGTGCCTGAAATTAACGTTACGGGTGCTTCCGATTATAAGGTGCCGGAGGGCGAAAAATCCGAATTAACGGACCTGTTTGAAGAGTTCGCTTTTGAATTCGGCGGCCGTATGACCGACCGCGGCCTGCAAATGCCGGCGACGCCAGAACATGCCGCCCAATACTCGACGGGAGAACCGAAACAGGACGACTTCCTTTTCTGTTGGCCCCGCGATGGCTTCGAGCGCCCCAACGTAACCATGTACCATGACACCGACCTGGTGGCCACGGGCGGGATGACACCCGGCGGACGGGATATGTGGGTCTACGCTTGCGCCGCTACCGGTTTGCCGTTTGACCGTGTAGAGGTGGCGCTTGGCTGGGCGCCCGGCGTTACTTGCGACGAGGAAGACCTGGGCGATGAAGAACCACCAGCACCGCAAGCGGATTTCATCGTCGAAGGATATATGCCGTCTAACTGCATATGGGATATCGTCGGGGAATCCGGGACGTATAAATCGTTCTACACACTCGGCATGATGTATATCAGTGCTGCCGGGTACCGGTTCGCGGGGGCGGACACCCGTAAAGCCCATCATTTCTATATTGATGGTGAGGGTGGGGAGTTCACGCACACCCGTATCGCTGCGTTGGCCGCTAAATACGGCGATGAAGGTATGCGGTATATGCATGTGCTTGACGCTGGTGAGTTTGCGGATACGAAGAAACTGGTTCGTAAAATGCGCCAGCTAGCGGGCAGTGAACCTGTCGGGATGGTTGCTTTCGATACGCTTAACCAGACCTTCGGAAACTGGATAGACAAGTTCAATGAGAACTCCGCGGGCCAGGACGGGATGGGGCGGGTAGTGGCGATGCTCAAAGAAGTACGCGACGGTACTAAAGGTGCTGTAGGTGTTGTCCACCACACCCCGAAAGGTGGGAGTAAGGCGCGCGGAAGTGGGGCACTGTACGCCGGTGTCGACGTCGAACTTACGCTTGTCCGGGCGACCGAGAAACAAATAAACGTTGCACATACCAAGAACAAAAACGGTATGCAGCAGAAAACAATAGGTATGGTGCTGGAACCGGTACAGTTTCGCGAAGCTCCGCCACCGAAAGAGTTCCAGGCTGTAGAATTCGTTGGGGGCGAGGGATACGGGGAAATCGTTAACCTCGACCTGCCGGAACCGCATAAAGCTCTCGTACTTATGCCGTGGGGCTTCCAACCGTTCGAAACGGACGAGGAAAAAGAGCGCAACGAAGGACTGGACGGTAAAGGTAAAGATTCCGTAAAGGATACAGTTAAACGGTCTAAAGATGCTTCCGCACGAGAATCGGTTATGTCTGCTCTCGAGGATTTACAGCAAGCCGATGATACCGGACGAGGTTTCACACAACGGCAAATAGTCGCCAGGGCTGGGGACCACAGCATAACAAACCTGGTGCTCGAGAAGATGCTACGAGAGGGTGAATTGATGCTTGGTTGCGATGAGAATGGTGAAGTTGTAACGAATACTTACAGGTTGCCGACGGGTATAGATGACCGTAAGCGGCCAAAGAACAGGTATGAACCTAACGACAACATAAAGACAACAGAAGGGGATTTAGAGTAAAAAGAAAGGGGCCATCAGGCCCCTGTATCACCAAAGCTTAACCATCGAGGGTCAACACCGAGAGCATCGGCAATGTGGAAGATTTTAAAACAGTCTACCTTACACACCCGACCGGTTGCCAGATGGGTAATAAGGCTTTGGGATACGCCAGCTTTGAAAGCAAGCTCAGTTTGACCCATGCCGATTTCTTTGCGGCGGCGCTCTATGCGGGCGCCTAATTCGGATTGCTGCATATGTTTACTCCTTAGTTAGATATGTAGTAATAGTACAGTAATAAAATACACGGTGCAATTTACGAAAAAGTGCTTGCATAAATAATAGAGTACGATTATAGTTCTTATCACCAACTAAACAGGAGAATGCACAATGTTAGAACAATTTATTAAATTATTTGAACGTTTCGTAGTTGCTCACGAACTGATTGCTGCGAACAGCGCGAAACAAACCGTATATCAACTTAAAAGCGATATCACCGCGGTGAACAAAGAGTTGAGAGAAAAAGCGGTAGAAATGGCAGCACCGGATGAGCGCCGGGCTAGTTCTGCGGTGTGCAAAGCGTTAGAAAAAGAACTGCCGGTAGAAGGTGAAAGCATTGTTGACACTAAACCGGCGGAAGAAGAGAAACCAAAACGCAAGACTCGTAAAGCTAAAGTAGAGGAACCCGCACCGGAACCGGAAGAAGAGAAAGAAGAAATTGATTATAAGTCTCTTCGCGACCAGATTCAGGCTATTGATGATGCGATTAACGAAGGCCCCAGCGATGCCGCGTGCGATGATTCTGATGAACTGCTGGAAGAGTTTACCGGTAAGAAGATGAAGATTGCCGCAATTAAGGACGAAGACCTGGCGGAATATCTGGAACGCCTGTCGGCAATCAAGAACAAGTATTTCGAAGAAGAATAACTATCCCGCGGCCTTCGGGCCGCCTTTCAGGAGGATGAATAATGATTCTAAAAGAACGTGGCGGAAATAACGATGTGCACGCCCTACTGTCACCGTCAGGAGCTAAAAAGTGGCTGGCGTGCAGTGCGTCACTGGCTTGTGAGAAAGATATACCCAACACATCTGGTAAAGCTGCGGTATTGGGAACGGCAATGCACACACTGGCCGAGATCCATCTTAACCAGTACATAAAAGGAACTGAGCTGCCGTTAGAGCGAGATGTAGGGGCATATGTGCTGGAAGAAGGTAAAGGCGCAGTTAAAGCATTAATTAAGCCAATGAAAGGCGCGGTACTTATTACGGAGGATATGGTTGAGCAAGTGCGAAAGTACACTGACTACTGCAAAGCTATAATCGACGTAGCAACTTACGCTAAACTTGAAATGCGCGTCAATCTTACTGGGGTGTTGCATCCGGGTTACGAAGGCGTTGAGACGTTCGGAACTGCTGACCTTGTCGCCGTTCAGGAACTGGCTAATACTGACGAGCACATGCTCATTATTGGAGACCTTAAAACAGGGCGGCATCGTGTCGAAGCGAAAGAAAATAAGCAGCTTATGCTTTACGCTCTCGGTGTTTATCGCAGACTCAAGAGGCGTTATAACATAACAGTTGTTCGTCTGGTCATCTTCCAGCCATACGCTGGCGGTGCGTCGGAATGGGACATCTCAGTCGAAGGCCTTGAACTGTTCGCTAAGTTTGCGCAGAAACGCGCGGTAGCTGCGCTCGACGCCTACCACCGTGGTAAGAAAAATCTGAAACCGTCCGATTTCAAGCCGTCGGTTGATGGGTGCCAGTGGTGCCGGTTCTCAGAACAGTGCCAGGCAAGGACTAGAGCATCCAATGCCGTTCTGGCCAAAGAACTGGAGAATGATGCAGATGTATATCGGCGGGCCGTAGAACGGGTGGCTAAGTTCTGCAACGAGGCGGACTATATGAGCGTTTGGGAGGATGTTCAACCGAGCGATATCCTTAAGTTGCTGCCCGACGAGACAGATTTACCTAAGAAGCCAGTTAGAGAGGATGACTTTGCGTTAGAACTTACCACTAAACAACTAGTGGCTGAGTATGAGAAGTTGCCGTTTTTGCGTCAGCACATCGACAAAGTAGAAAAAGCGATGGCGGCCGCGCTTCATTCCGGTAAGAACGTTCCGGGGTATAAATTAGTTGAAGGTCGTCTTGGCAATCGTGCGTGGAAAGATGAAGACGCTGTAAATAAATTCAGGGAAAACCATGTAAACGGCTATCTGCTGGATAAGACTGTTACGGTATTACCTGCAGAAGCGGAAAAGATTATCGGCAAGGAGGACCCAGAACTTTGGGCCGAGCTAGCTAAACTCGTAATCCGTAAGCCGGGTGCGCCATGTGTCGCATCGGCGGATGATAGGCGACCTGATTGGAAAAATATTACGGAGGATGATTTGGAATGAAGAAATTGACGTGGTGGTTGCTTGCCGCCCCGCTAATACCGGTGGCTTTTATATACTATTTAATGAGAGCGTTAGAGAAAGTTGGTGAAACGTCGGCGATTTTAGCTGACAGGATGCTAGACTCAAAAATGAGGATGAAATATTTAGCATGGCGTAATCGAAAATTTGGTTGACAAGTTAATAGTACTCTATTATATTCTTAATCACTGGCCGGGCAGCTTCCCGGATAAACTCTAAAACGCGAGAAAACTAAAATGGGAATCAAACTTAATCTTCGTAAAGTACAAACCGCATGGCTGAACGTATTCGAACGAGCTAAAGACCGTGAAAATAGCGATGGCTCCATTACTAAAGGTACGTATAACGGTACTTTTATTCTTACGCCGGAACACCCGCAAATTGAAGAACTTCGCGATACGGTATTCGCTGTAGTGTCGGAAGCATTGGGGGAGGCCGCCGCCGAGAAATGGATGAAGCAGAACTACGGCGAAGGGAAGCATATGGATAAATGTGCCGTGCGCGACATCGCCGAACGTGATAACCCGTTCGAAGACTTCCCGGAAGGTTTTTACTTCCAGGCAAAGAACAAGCAACAGCCATTAATCCTGACTTCTGTTAAGGGCGAAAAGCAGGTAGAACCAGACTTCAACATCGACGGTGAACAGATTGAAGGTAAACAGGTATATAGCGGTTGTGTGGCTAATATCTCAATCGAAATCTGGTTTTCCGAGCAATATAAAGTTTTAGGCGCAAAGCTAAACGGCATTAAATTTGCCGGTGAAGGGAAGGCATTCGGTGGTTCCGCGGTTTCTGCCAGCGTCGACGACCTGGAAGATGATGAAGACGAAACACCGCGTCGCGAACGCCGCCGTAACCGTTAATATCTTCTCATTTCATTTAAGGCGGCTTCGGTCGCCTTTTCTATAAGGGTCAAATAAATGAATCTGCTTTATCTCGATACTGAAACATTCTCAGAAGCCGATTTGAAAAAAGTCGGTTCCTATGCCTACGCTGAGCATCCAACTACCGAAATTGTTATCTGCACTTATGCTTTCGATGAGGGGCCTGTGCAAGTATGGGACGCCACCGACGGCAGCGATATGCCGCGTGATTTGCGTCGGGCGATGCTGAAGCTGCAAAAACCAGACAGCAATCTCAAACTGGTAGGCCAAAACTTCCTTATGTTCGACCGCCTCGTTATTAAGCATTGCTGGGGGTTCGAGCTTCTCGTAGAAAACATCATCGACACTATGATAGTTGCGTTCCGCCACGCCCTCCCTGGCTCACTGGCCTCGCTGTGTGAGGTGTTGAACATTGATGCCAGCATGGCTAAGGATAAACGCGGTAAGGCGCTTATACAGCGATTTAGTAAGCCTACGCCTAAGAACTATAAGATTCGACGCTACACTGCCGCTACCCACCCAAAAGAGTGGGCAGAATTTATTGCATACGCAAAAAGCGACATTACGTCTATGCGTGAAGTGTATAAGAAAATGCCGAAGTGGGGGAATTCTGAGTTCGAAGACCGCGTGCTGTGGTTAGACCAAGTAATTAACGACCGCGGATTTAAGGTTGACGTTGCCCTCGCTGAGGCCGCGATTGAAGCAGTGACGCGCCACAAGGAAGAGCTACAGGAAGAAGCCCAACGCAAATACGGCGGTTCACTAACCGGTAAAGACTTCTTGCCTATTTTACAGGAACTGGCGCCGGCGCACCGCATTCACAACGCACAGAAGTCAACACTAAACGACTTGCTGGCTGATGAGGATTTACCTGATGATGCGCGTACTATTATTGAGATGCGTCTCGGGGCTGCATCCACTGCATCGACGAAATACGCGCCGTTGCTGTTAGGCCGTTCTTCAGATGACCGCCGCCGTGGTTGCCTGCAATACGGAGGAGCGAAGCGAACATTGCGGTGGGCGGGGAAAGGTTTTCAGCCGCAAAACCTGGCGCGCGGGTATTATCACGACGATGAACTGGATAGGGGTATTGCCGCGTTACTTAAAGGCCGTGCACACCGCCGTTTTGATGTGGCCAAGCTAACAGCGTCTACCGTCCGAAGCTGCATTATCCCGGAAGCCGGGCGTAAGTTTGTTGTTGCGGATTACTCTAACGTCGAAGGCCGTGGGCTTGCATGGCTGGCGGGCGAAGAAACCGCGCTTGATACGTTCCGCGCCGGGCTGGATATTTACTGCGTAACCGCAGGTAAGATGTTTGGCATGGACCCAGATGATATTAAGAAAGAACGTAAAGATTTACGCCAGATTGGTAAAGCCTGCCTTCACCGCCATACCCAAGTTTTGACCGATGGCGGATTTAAGGATATTATGGCGGTCACATCGACAGATAAAGTATGGAGTGGTGAAAAATGGGTGAATACAAAAGGCGCGCACCTTATGGGGTGGAAACCGGTGATAAATGTGGACGGGGTGCTAATGACCGAAGACCACAAAATCTTGACGCATTCCTGGAAGCAGGCAAAGCAACTCGTTTCAAACAAATATATGATGGACCGCGCCCTGGAGATAGGCATGGACGCCTGGTTATCCTGCGCGAGTTACCAAAACGACAAGGCCAAAGACAACTACTCGTCCAATGTGATTGTGGAGAGATGCCTGGGCGGGTCTATTATGACAATGTCAGGGCGGGTAAAACCACTCAATGCAACCGCTGCGCCCTTGAAGCAACAAAAAAATATCGTAAACAGTATTTCTGCTACGAAGACGCAATGCCGGATGATGCGCACAGAACGCGATTACTCAACCGGCTGTCCGCGGCGATCACGCGAACAACAAGCCCCAGGGATAAGGGTTATAAAAACTATGGGGCAAGAGGCATCACGGTATTCGACCAGTGGAGGACTGATAAAAGGTCTTTTCTTAGATATGTTCAAACTCTGGAAGGCTGGGATGACCCGAACCTCGAAATGGATAGAATCGACACAGACGGTAACTACGAACCTGGAAACATTCGGTTTGTCAGCCGTTCTGAAAACTGCCGGAACAGACGGCAAATACCTGAGCTTCAACGAAAGTATGATGCAGCCGTTGCCCGCATTACTGAACTTGAACGGGAAATTAACCTACTGCGAGCCGGTGTACGACCTGATTGATGTGGAAGACGGCAACCGTTTTCTTATAGCCTCAGACTCTGGCTTTCTTGTGGCACATAACTGCGAGCTTGGCCTCGGCTACGAGGGGGGTGTCGGAGCGTTCGTTACGTTTGCTAAAAACCTGGGTCTTGACCTTATTGAGATGGCAAAAACAATGGACGGGACTTTCCCCGACCACATCTGGGCGGCTACTGCACGTGGGTATGAGTGGGCGCGTATTCAGGAAGCCAAGAGACCACCGCATCCCGGTGAAAAGGATGATCGACCCTCGTATATTCTGGACAAGAAAGTGTGGCGCACATGTGACGCGATCAAGCGTATGTGGCGTGAGTCACACCCTGAAACAGTAGCGTTCTGGCGCGACCTTAAAGACGGAATTTTAGCCGCTGTTCGTAATCCTGGTCGTGAATTTTGGGCTGGGGCACACTTGCGCCGGAATGGTGAAAGGGCTATCCGCATATGGCGTACCGTAGAATTTGATTCGTCGGGCAGGAAGGTTCCTGGCTGGTGGTTGTGTATGGAGTTGCCGTCAGGCCGTATCCTATCGTATCCGGGAATCGGCGTTAGTGTGACAAAGGAAACAGACGAAGACGGACGGATAAACACCAATGTAAGAATTAAGTACCAGGGTGAGAACCAGTTAACACGGCAATGGACCACCCTGTACACACACGGCGGAAAGGCTTGTGAAAACATTGTTCAGGCGTTGTGCCGTGACTTATTGGCCTATGCGATGCTTAATGTAGAAGCCGGTGGGTATCCAATAGTTCTTTCGGTACACGATGAACTGGTATGCGAGACCCCGGATACACCTGATTACACGGTGGCCGAACTGGAAAAGCTAATGTGTGCATTGCCGGGATGGGCCGATGGTTTCCCTCTTGTAGCGGAAGGTGCGGAGTTAAAACGGTACGCTAAGTAAACTGATTATCGCGGTACTGGCGGGACTCGCCGCCGGTGTTTACCGCCACGAGGGCCAATACGGCATGATGGCCGCCGTATTGTGTATGTTAGTCGCAATTTATCTGTGGGTGCTTGAATGATTATCTATTATTTCCGTGAAGAAGACTGCCGAATCTGCCCGCGCTGCGGGATTGAACACACGAAACGTGAGGGGTGCGTATTATGAAAGCCCCAAGCGCCGATATAAAAGATTTTCTGTCATACGACCCGGATACGGGGATATTTAAATGGGTCAAGCACAGATGCCAGACCGCCAAACCCGGAGATGTTGTTACCTACAAGGACCGTAAAGGGTACATATTGTTAGGATGGAATAGGGTGTATTACCGGGCACACAGGCTGGCGTGGTGGTGGGTGTACGGAGTGATGCCAACTGAGCAAATAGACCATATTAACGGCATACGGGACGATAACCGGATTTGTAACCTACGGCTTGCGGATGAATTTCAACAGAACCATAACCGCAAGACCCCAGTTACGAACACCAGCGGGGTGAAAGGGGTTAACTGGAGTAAACACCATAGTGCTTGGTGTGCTCGAGTTACTTTTAAAGGTACACGCTACCAGATTGGGTATTTCCAGAACATAAATGACGCGGAGGTATCGCTGAGAGAATTTAGGGAAAAGCTTCACGGGGAGTTTTGTAACCATGGCGACTAAAGAGGGGCGCGTCCAAAAATACGCAAAAGAGCGATTCGAGGCCCTGGGGGGTCTCGTTCGTAAACTTTCCTACGAAGGACGTTCCGGCGCCCCAGACCTGCTGGTAATTCTCCCACGCGGCGTCATCTGGTTTGTCGAGGTTAAGAAAGACGAAAACACGAAGCCAGACCCACACCAGCTACGGGAACATGAGAGATTCCGAAAACGTGGCGCGAATGTTTTTGTCGTCGGGTCGTTCAAACAGGTTGATAAATTAATAGAACACTATTATATTTAGTTCACACCAAACGCAAATAAGGAATTGAGAAATGAAATACGAATATGACCGCAAACCAGCACGTGACATCGTACCGGGTGACATGATTTTCAACGTTAAGACACGCCGGCCTGTTGCCGTTGATACTGTGTTCGTCGGGTCGAACGGTAAACTGGTTATCGAAGATGTAACGGGTAACGTTACGGCGTTTGGGCGGAAGGAACTGGTGCTGGTGGCAAAATGAGTAAATTCACTAGAAGGCCTTATCAAAAGCTCATGACCTCGTTCATGCTGCGACACCCGCGCTGTAATATCTGGGCAAGTATGGGCAGCGGCAAGTGCCTGAAACGCGGGACTGAAGTTATTATGTTTGACGGTACGACCAAGAAAGTAGAAGACGTCATCGTCGGTGACGTGCTTATGGGACCAGATTCAACGCCTAGAAATGTACTGTCTCTCGGTAGAGGCCGGGAGATGATGTACGAGGTTAAACCGCGAAAAGGCGAGTCGTATACGGTAAACGAAAGCCATATATTATCACTGCGAACTACTACAGGTATCGCAAAAGGTTCATGGCCAGATAACACCGTTTTCGACATAAGCGTCCGCGACTGGCTTAAGTTGCCGAAATATGTAACCGGGCCTAATGGGTATCTTAAGGGTTGGCGGGTACCTGTCGATTTTCCAAGGAAAGAGCAGGACGAGGCTTTATTGCCTCCGTACCTTATGGGGCTATGGCTGGGCGACGGTACTTCGTCGTCTGGGGCCATAACATCAGGAGAGAACGAAAAGGAAATAAGGGCGTATCTTGAGTCGTACGCAGCACGTAATGGGATGCAAATACGAAAAGAAGGACTTACATGGAGTATATCTCACGGCAACACAGGTCATAAGAAGCACGGGTTTACGCACGCGCTGAAATCGGCGGGTGTCCTGAACAATAAGCATATACCGCACAATTACAAATGCGGCGACCGGAGACAGCGTTTAGAGTTGCTGGCAGGGCTTCTGGATAGTGATGGTTACTGCGATTTGTCTAAAGCAGGTTTTGACTGGATTTCGGTAAGCGAGCGACTCGCTGATGATTTTTGCTATCTATGCCGTTCTCTTGGTTTCGCCGCTTACAAGAAGAAAACTTGTAAGCGTTGCGCAAACACTGATGTTTGGGGGGATTACTTCCGTGTGTCGGTATCCGGCGATTTTTCTGAGGTACCTTTCGTGCGCGGACGTCACCAGAATTTACCGAAGCGTAATATTAATAAGAACGTTCTTAACGTTGGAATAGAATCCATAACCCCGGTCGGCGTAGATGATTATTTTGGCTTCACTATTGACGGTGACAGTCGGTTTTTATTGGGGGACTTCACTGTTACGCACAATACAAGCTCAACGTTGTGGGTTCTCAACCGACTGTTCCGTAATGGGCAACTTAATGACGACGACCGAGTGTTAATCCTCGCCCCGTTGCGCGTCGCGTCGGGTACGTGGCCGGCGGAACAGGCGCGTTGGAACTTCCCGTGTCTGCGCGTCGTCGATGCAACCGGTTCAGAAAAGCGCCGTATCGCGGCGCTTGAGTCAGACGCTAACGTGGTGTGCACTAACTACGAAGTTATCGAGTGGCTTATTGACTACTACGGCAAGGACGACTGGCCTTTTACGGTTATTGTCGCCGATGAAAGCACGAAGCTTAAATCATTCCGTAGCCGTTCCGGCGGCAGCAAGAGAGCGAAGGCGCTTAGTAAAGTGGCGTTCGGCAAGGTTAAGCGTTTCATTAACCTGACCGGTACACCGTCGCCGAACGGCCTCAAAGACTTGTGGGGTCAGAACTGGTTCATCGACGCGGGTGAACGCCTTGGGTCTTCATACACGGCCTTTACCGATAGATGGTTTAACTCGGTACAGAAAGGCAAATCTGCGATGGCGCGGGAGTACCATGCTCGCCCCGGCGCGGATAACGAGATTCACCAGAAGATGAAGGATATCAGCCTTACCATTGATGCTGCCGAGTGGTTCGGTTGTGAAGCGCCCGTTATTGTGCCGGTTGAAATTGACCTGCCGAAGAAAGCACGTCAGGCGTACATCGATATGGAGGAGAAGTTATTCGCAGAACTGGAGAGTGGGGAAGTTGAAGCGGCTAACGCCGCGGCGAAGACGTCGAAGTGTTTGCAGATTGCATCAGGCGCCGTGTATGTATCGGGGCCAGACGGAGAAGCTACCAAAGACTGGGAGAAAGTGCACGATACGAAACTGGATGCGCTCGAGTCGATTGTTGAGGAGTTACAGGGTGCGCCGTTGTTGGTGGCCTATCAGTTCAAACACGAACTGGAGCGCATTCTTAGGCGATTCCCCCAGGCACAGGCGTTTGCGAAAGGTGCTAAGGGTAATAAGCAGATGGAATCTTGGAACCGCGGGGAAATCGAGATTTTGTGCGTGCACCCTGCGTCAGCCGGGCATGGCTTGAATTTACAGGACGGCGGGCATCATCTGGCGTTTATTTCGCAAGGCTGGAACCTGGAGCACTATTTGCAGGTTGTTGAGCGTATAGGTCCAGTACGCCAGAAACAGGCGGGCCACGAGCGACCGGTGTTCCTCTACCACATAGTCGCTAAAGACACGCTGGATGAGGTCGTTGCCGCGCGTACGGACGAGAAAAAATCTGTCCAGGAAGAGTTGCTTAATTATATGAAGAGACGAGGTAAGAGATGAGTAGCATCGAAAAAGCTATAGAAGAAGTGCGGATACCGTTGTTAGCGCGTATCACGGAACTAGAAGTGGAAGTTCTGCGGTTGCGACAGCAAAGAGACGCCGCTAATGCGCAACTTGACTGGCTGCTTGAACAGCCTGAAGTTGACAAAGAGAGGGGCGCTAAATGAAATACTCAATTGGCGCGAAATGCTTTTTAATAGGCTACGGATTGGCTGCGGTCGCTTTACTTATCGCTGCTGTAGTTCTGTTATCATAAATTAAGGCCCCTTACGGGGCCTTTACTATTTATGCCAAAGTTAATCTTGTATAGCTTCCGTCGGCCCGCTTAACTAACGCTTTAAGGCTATCGCCCTCCAGATACAGTGATATAGACCCGTTATCCCTGACAGCGTTGTCTGGTAGGACGGTCATCGCTACCGGTATCTCAACAGCACGATAATCGCCCCTATTTATTTTTAATGACACGGCATCGGGCAAGCTCCCCGCAATAGCAGTAATTTCGGTCCATGCTGAACCAGAACCTGGCCCGCCGTTAATGCGGGAGTACACGGACCCACTATCAAGGGTTTTTGACAGTTTATGTATCCGTAACCGCAGCGCCGCAGAATCGCTATTAAAACTATTAATTCGTGAGTTTCCTAGACCTTCCTCCGCTAAATTGGCCACATTGATTCTTGACGGGTCAACGAGACCTGTTATACCGCTTACAGTGGAGTTAGGAGCGTCTATCGTCATCCCCTGCCCACTAGTGGAGCGTATGCCTACCAAACGAAGGCCATTTACACGGCAGGCCCCGGAGATGTATATCTGATTCGCTGGAAAATCTTTAGTATTTGTGTCGATTATAGCAATATTAGTGAATACCGTTTCATGAGTAAGAAGATACGCACCCGAACCTGCACAATCCTCTACAGTTATATTTGAAACATATAGGCCCTGCCCGTCCATGCCTAAACCTACCCCCAAAGAACCCCTAACCAGTAGATTGTCAATTAAATGGTTTAGAGGGAGCATATGTACCGGGTATTGGGAATATGGGAAATCCCCCGGGCGGCCATCTTCTGGGTTTATGTCAGTATCTGCGCCTAAATCGAAGCCGTCCCATACAGGGTATAGTACCGCAGAATCCCGGAATTGCAGGTTGTAGTTACGAGAGGTCGTAGAACCTACCGTACCTTGCCATGTTTTAACACCACTTTCCCCCGCGCGATACGAGGTAAATCCTATGACCCCACCATCTCGCGCGAAACCACCATTGTTACGTAAAAATTGCGCGCTACTTACTGAGCCGTAACTCGTGCGGCCACCAATAACATAGTTCCCCTTACCCCAATCGCCGCTTAAATTTTCGAAGGTGATTACGCCGTCCTTCCCGCCGCTGGGGTTATCGGCGTCTACCATCCTACAGAAATGGCATCCACGGAACAGGAAACACGCCATAAGACCACTCGCCCGGTGAATCTCGACGCCTGTACATTCCCGTATCTCAAGGACAGATGAAATGTTTTGGTCTTTAGCTTCCGGAGGGAGGAGTGATTCTATACCTGGAAACTTGGCATAATCGTTTACCGTCGGCTGGTATCCATCTGTTTTAGACTGTTTCAGTGTTGCTACAATCGCAGCGGGGTCGGTTATCCACTCATTATTGTCAGTCCAGGGTTTTATCACCCACGGCGTTGTAGCACTCTCCATAAAGGGGGCTACTACGATGGAACCTTTACCTAATTGCGTAAATACCAGGTTTCCGTCGCCGATAAACTTCGCTTTACAGTCGATGGTTAGGGTCTTACCGCCAAAATTAACGGTTTCGTTATTGTTGAAATTGTAGTCACGGTCGATAAGAATACTGTCGACGGCAGCGTCGGCCAATTGCTGTAAAGTGGTAAAATCCGACAACTTAACGGAGTATTTAAATTTCTTATCTGCTTCGGCACGGAAGGTGATATCCCCGAACGCGACCCAGGCGGAATCCGAAATGCCGCCTGCCGTAAGAGGTGTCGACGCCGCCGGGATAACTTTCGGCAGGGAGCCACGCCATGCGTAGTAGTTACCGTCTCCACCATCTTCTTTCGGCCAAAGAACCGCTTTATCCGCGTCGTCAGCCCCCAGGGTCCCGCCGGTTGTGAAGTTGAAAGATGCTGGGGAGAAACCAGCATCACGTAAGACTGCGGGAAGCGTCTTCTGCGTCTGCCCGGTTACCTGGTTAGTGGCGTAGTCGATATCTGCGCCGCCAGCTACACCGCCCTGTTTGCCGGTGATCACCTCGGCTTCGAAAATCTGGTGTTTTTTAGCTACCTGTAAATCGTTAAGTGACAATACATCACCGCAACCACTAGACATATGACTATCCTCTTAGTTAAAACCGTTATCGAATCCGTTAGAGAACGCACGACCGAAAGGCGGTACGTTGTCAAACTTATAGAAATCCTTGTCATAGTTAAACCCGGTTATTTTGACTGTTCTGTCATCGCCTGGGTCTACCGTAGAAACAAGAATCATCTGAGCATTATGCCTTGCTTCGTTGCCGAATGAAAATTCAGTTTTCAGGGCGCTATTACCCGTGTAAATGGCTTCCTGCGGTACAGAAGTCATAATTACTTGTCGGTCGTGTGCACCAGGGACAACGCGAACACTTTGGACGCCGCCATCTCTCAGCTTAAGAACCAAAGAATGGTCATCCCCGGAGGTGAACTTAACTGGCTGCGAAAGCTCTACGGTGAGGCCGTTCACCGCAGTTACGTATCCGTCGTAAGTAGCCATACGCGAACCCTTAACCACACTAACGGCACGATTCGGAAGGGCAAAAATACCCTCTTCAGTGGCGGTAAACGACACCGAAATTTTCTTTAAAATGTTCTTCTGGTGGCGACGGTTTGCCGCCCAGAAAGCCTGCTTATAGTTGCGGATTCCTTTTGAGTCGTAAGTCTCCGTTTTAAGGCCCCCGGTTTCGGGTATGGTTATAGTCTCTTTGACGTTCGTCTTAGGGTCTATGTACGAGAATTTAAGGCTGTCAAAAACCTGAGCATCGTTAAAGGTTCTGGTCCATTTTTCGGAAGTACCAGCCTTGCTTCGGTGGGTGAACACCATCTCAGGGCCCATGCGAGGGCGTTCAAAATCGAGAAGGATATCCGCCCCACGCCTATATGGAGTACAGAAGATAGCGTCGGCTATAGTACTAACTATATCCTGCATAGTGGTTTTATAGTCATCAAACGTGTAACAAAATTCCCCCGCCTGTTTGTCACCGAAATACGCTTCGACCTCGTTCTGCACGGCAAGTAACTTATCCATGTTGCGTACCGTCAGGTTTAAACCACCCACGTCCGGGTCACGTGCCAGGCGGATAAGAGATTGCACGGCCTGGGTATTGGGGGTCATCGTATCTTCGAAAACACCGTTACCAAGGTATTTGTATACCATTTCGGTCGCAATCATGCGCAACTGTGGTTGCTTAACTTCTGCAGCACGCGGTGTCTGCTTGCGCATCGAGTGTACAGTAGTTCTGTTGCCGTAGTGCGGAGTGTTATCGCGTGTTTGCCCGTATAAGTTAACGTACGTTATCTCATCGACTACGGACCCCTCGAAATTAAAGTCCAGGTCTGTTACCCTTCTGGCGCGCACCCGCACCCGTGACACAACCGGCAGGTCGGCGTAAATAGTGACGCCGTTGTAGTCCGGTGTACGCCCGGACACAGTTCCTTGCGCAGTATATATCGGTCCGTAAGGAGTGCTGTTTTCATCGAGCAATTGATACTGTATTTCGGCGGTTACAGACGCCAGTGTTTTCGATTTGCCGTTGTCTTTATACATGCCGTTCGCGGCGGCGATATTGGCGACTATACGCTCAACCTCGGTACGGTTTATTGAAACCCAATCGGTTAATGTTTTCTCATACGTGTTGTCTGGTTGCAGCGAGGCCTCTCCATCACCGCGGAAAAATGAACCGGGTCTTATTTCTTGCCACCGCCCGATAAGGCCGCCAGGCACGATAAAGGTAACGGTCCCTTCGGACACGCTGACTACCTGATATCCGCCGCCGGAGAGGTCAACGTCTGTATTTGTCCACGCTGACACCAGCGAAAATGTATCATTAGGCACCAGTACCCCAGAAAAATCCGAACCACCCTGTTGGGTCATATATCGTGCCAATGTTTCCGGACAAAGACGGATACCCGGACATGTAAGAGAAAGAAATGCCCAGACCGTTCGGTGCTTTAAGAACCACGCCGTCAACTTCGTTAGATTCTACGGTAATGTATAGGCCTTGCTCTATGGGGTCCCCGATCATGACCTGGGGTGTAGATGTGTTATTCGGCGATGTATATGGTGCGTACACGGCAACCGACGTGCCTGTTATGTCTGATACGCGGGTGTCCCCGTCAGTTATACCTTCAGGGTGTATGTCGAGATACCCCCGCCCGGCGTCGTAATAGCCGTACTCTACAATTTTACCGGCGGCGTTAAACACCTTGTAAGTAGACATAAGGTTATTGGGGATGGTTTGCACCGTTCCGCAGATGTCGTAACTGCGTTCGTACGGGCGCGCCTTGTTGTTACGGTCGGTGAGACTGTTGTTCGGGGAATCCGCCTGCGAGTTCGCCAGGTTAGAGGACGCCCCTTTCACGGATGGTGATAGTAGTTTCGCCAGCGGTTTAAGGATAACGCTAAAAATCTTCATGACGCCTTTGATAGCGCCACCACCCGCGGATTCCACAATGTGGAAAGTCGCGTTTTCTTTCAGTGCTTCGAAGTCTTCTGTTACATCGTTATCTTCTCCAATTTCGTCGATGAAAACGCGAACCGGCACCCCATCGGGAACGTGGTTCACGACGAAGTTCATCGGATTATCGCGATAACGTTTAACGTCAAATGTGCCGTCTTCGTTACGGGTATAGTGGATTACTAGCGCCAAAATTCAATCTCCGAATAAGTATCTTTAAGGTCTTCCAGACTATCCAGTCTAACCTGTCTGGACGCCAGCTCACAGTGGCTAACCATTCCTTCGTAATATACCCCAGCGTGCCACACTATTCGCCCTCGATGTTTAACACCGAGTAGAACAGCGTCAAAATTCTGCGGAGTAACCACTCGCCTAAGACCTTTAGGGTCTGAATGTCCGTCATCGAAAGCTGCATCTATCGCCGTTGGGCTTGTAACATCGAACATCGGGGTTGATAACCCCGCGTCCGCGCGCACATTGCGTACATGATGCCAGCAATTACGACGACGGAAGTCATACGGCAAACCAGTGTAGTCATTAATGTTCATGATGTCAGTATTCCCCGAAGTAAAGGAATCTCCTCCGGTGTCATCAAAATGCCAGTAGCCCGTTGGTTAAGCATCGGCGTACCGGTTTCTGCTGTGAATACGCCTTTTTCTTGTGTGAGTGTTTGCAACTCATAAACCACCGGGCCGTCGCATGGATATGACAGGTCGGTGCTCACATAACGCCGGAAGATGAATTTAGGTAATTCCTTATTGTCGTAAGGGATTCTGTCCATTTCTTCATCGAGAATGTTGAGCACATCCGGCAAAGAGAAAGAGGCGGTCTGGTCCATATCGTTATTGTTAGCCGCGTTCTTGGCCTCCATCGGCGTACCCTCGAACGTCACTACTTCCCCGGTTTCAAGAGTTGCGGTTAAGTCGTTAACCCCGCGCACGAGTAACCACCGTTTCGAAAGAAGTGGGTGGTATATCTCAAGAGTAATAAAATCCATTTCACCGTCTGGATTGGACGCCAGCTTACGCCGGTATGCCGCTTCTACTGATTCCTGACTCATTGCATAGGGTCCCAGATTCGGGGGAATGTAGTCTGATACACTCCGTAGGTTTTAAGGAATTCGCCAAGGCAATCACCATAGCACCCGTACAAATCTGGTAGGTTCTGGTTCAGACAAGCGTTGCTGGCTTCCTGGAATGGTGATTTCTCAGCGGTGGCCGTGAAGGTGATTACCCAATTCTTTCCGTCATCTGTGGTCTCGTTCCATGCGGATGTTAACGTTACCTGGTAATCGTCAATACCCTGGCCAAGGTCGTGTTTCATCCAGAAACTGGACGCACCGCCGTCTACTTTCTCCATGAAGCTAAGGAATGCCTGGCGGCCCAACGGCGATACGACCAGGGTAACGTTAATCGGAAACACGTCAAAATAGGTGTCTCGTCCCTGTCGAACTCCGCCACCGGCCAGGTCTACCCGCCACACGTTGTTACCGCGGGTCATCGAGTAGCCTTTCGATACTATCGGCCTCAAAGAGGCCGGGAAATGGTAATCGCTCATATCAATATCCTGGTTGGCCGCGAGTAGCGCGACGTGACTTAGAAATAGCGCTGTTACTATCCTGTAGCGCGGAACTTACGGTTTCACTGATTATAATACGTAAACGACCTTCGTCGTCGCGTTCTGTTGCAGCCGAATCAATTCTTCCAGTGGTATTGTTCACGATAGTAACATTATCTCCACCGGATTTAGCGCCGTTCTCACCCATAATCTGTCGCATCTGCTCCGCTGTGCGTACACGAGAGGCACTCGCGGGCATGATTACTTCCGGTTTACCGCGTTCAGCAATAGTGGACATTTGACCGGCGGCCAGGCTACCCCCCTGTTCACGCGCTGACCGTATTTTACCGATGTTAGCCAGACCAGCGGCGACAGCGGCAGCGGCAGCTACAGGAGCAAGGTACGGTCCCACGACAGGGATGGCCGCCGTTGATTTATACGCTTCTACTGCTGACGTGTACGTAGCGATTGTCGCCTGTGCGATGGCAAATGCCTTGTACGCGGTGGACGCTTCCCCCAGTGCTGACCCGATGTTGCTCGCCATATTACCGAAAGCCGCGCCGGTTGCCTTCGCTCGGTCTAATGCGTAAGTATCATTCATTGCGTTTAAGGTCTGCTGGTATGTTTCGTCCGCGATTAAACCCTGAGCATGAAAATCGTTAAGTTTTTGTAGCTTGACCTCGTACTGGCGGTCTAACTCCGCGAACTCTCCTTCAGCAAGGGCTTGCATCTGAGCGACGTACGCGTCCGCGGAGAACTGTTTTTTCATCCTCTCTTCGGTCTGCTGCGCTAAAATTTCGCTCCTCTTGGCGTCTGCGTCTACCGCTATCTGGGTCTTGGCCGCTTCGAACTGTTCTTGGGAGATAGCCCCCTGTTGCTGGAACTCCTGCAATTTGGCTAATTTCTGTTGCTCCTGTGCATCTATAGCTGCGAGTTCATCAGAATTCTGCCGGGCGATAGTATTCAAGAAATCGTCTGCGGCTTTTTTCTGCCTTTGGGCTTGGGTTTCTTCTCTTTTTATCTGCGCCGATTCTCTTTTCGCGGCGGCAGCATTTACTCGTTCTGTTTTTGCTTTTTCGGTCGCATCTATGCGAGCAATGTCTTGCTGAGCCTCGGTGTCACGGGCGGCATTATATGCCGCTATTTGTTCCTTTGTGGCCCCTTCACGTTTTGCAAATGCTTCCTTGTCGGCCTGGGCTTGCGCCTTAACGCGCTCCCGGTCGCTGAGAATCGCTATCTGTTGATTTTTGACAATAGCGTCATTCTGCTCCCGCAAACGTTGGGTAGTCGCATTTACATTATTTCCAAGATTCTTCTGCGCTTCCGCCGCGGCTCGGGTGGACTTCTCCGCATTTTCCAATGCAGTGGCATTATCATTGGCGCTTTTTGTAAGTCTAACCAATTCAGGATTAAGGTTTTTAGATGTCCCCAACCATTCAGTAAACACGTCAGATATGCGGCGAGCATTTTCGGCGGTTGGTTCTTTGTTAAAGGCGCTTTGCGCCGCTATCATTCCTAATGCTTGCTCACGGTTAACACCGAATTTATCGCTAAGTTCCCCTATGTTTTGCGCCAGCATATTGACGCCAACGATATTCCCCTCGTAGGTGCCGCCGAGTTTTTCGAGAGTATCACCTACGTCTGCTCCTTTAGCCACTAGTGCATCGTATTGACTGATAGCCGCGGATGTCGAAGCTTTCCATGTTTCCCAAGATTTAGCGTCTTCTTGGATAGCTTTGGCCGTTTGCTGTGCAATTATATCAGCGTTAGCCTTAGCCAGCGCTAACTGTGTTTCGGCGGCTTCGCGGCTTATTTGCGTCAGTTGAATCAGGCCATCGGTGAGCTCAAATGTGCCGGACGAAGTTTGCTGAAAGGTACTCTTTAATTGTTCCTGAGCAGCTTCCAGGTCTTTAGTACCGGCTTCCGCAGATGTCAGGGATTTGTACAGAACCCCGCCAACGGCAGAAGCTAATGCAATTATCGCGCCGAGTACCGCACCGCCAGGCCCAAATGCCCCGGCCAACTGTGAACCCTGCTGCCCTATAGCGACGAACGCCGATGTGCCGGATTGCAACTGGACAACCATATCCTGCACCTGAAAGCCAACTTGGCCAGCCGCGTTACGGAATTTTGACAGGCCGTCGCCCGCGGCTTTTGATGTCGCCGAGTTAGTTTTCTCCACTGCTGGGGTTAACTTCTGGACAGCGCCCTCGGCGGTGTTGGCTGACGTGGATAACTTGTCGAGTTCCTGCGCGGCCTGGCGCGCGCCTTCGGTCTTAACCCGTGCGATGAGTGAAGCGGTATCAGCCATTATCTCGGCCCTCAAAAATAGCGTCTATTCCCATGATAAGCTCGGCTTCCAACATACTTATCTCTTCCCCCGTCGCCGATTTGAACGCTTCGAGGTCTTGCCAGTTTAGCATTTCCCGGGCTATAAGCGTTATCTCGGATGTCGTTTCGCGCTGTATGAACTTCAATTTTCGGTACTTATCCATTAATTCCTGGAAGATAAAAGGCGGATGCTTGTCTTCCGCCTCAACGGTTTTAGCCGCTGCTATTTTCCCCATTGCGATAAGGGCCGCCTCATGCCCGGCGGCTATGTTGTCGAATTTTTGTTTAGCGTCTCGTTCGACGAACAACCAACGGGCATAGTCATACAGCGCCTCTACTTTTCCAACAATAATTCCTTGCTCTTGGTGTGATGCGCCAAAATTAACTCGCTTAACCCCCGGTACTGTAGCAGGAGATTTTCCAGGGACTCTAGTGTGAACGGTTCGTCGAAGGACCAACCGGTTACTATCTCTTTCGCCATCTGATGGTTTAGTTTTTCGACGGCCCACGTATATTCATTGTTATACAGGGTCCAGTCCCCTTTTTCCTTGCATTGGCCATCCAATTCGGACAGCGAGTCTTTCAGGGCGTATACCGCTCGCGTATAGGCCCGTCCTGCTCTAATCGCAGCATCGCAATCAGGCCCGACTACTCTAAGCCACTCCCCGGAGTCTTTGCCGTTAGGTAGGGGGATAGCCATTGTGGTTCCTTCTTGGTGCTTTTCTACAAAATAAAAATCGCTAAGTTTCATAGTAATGCCCTTTGGTTAGTCGGTTACTGGTTGGTAGTTGCACCAGGCGGGAACCACCCGCTTTTCCGGTGCGACCGTAGACGCCAAATAAGAATAACAAAATAGCTTGCATAACCGTTAATAGTGTCCTATTATCTCTACGTCAACTAAACAATATGAGGTTAAGAACATGAGCGTTTTTATCGGTATTATCGCGTTTATCTATTTCATTCCGTTCCTGGTAGCCTTGCTACGTAATCATAAAGCGAAATTAGGAATATTCGTATGCAATCTTTTACTGGGGTGGATTCTTCTGCCGTGGGTTGGGGCTCTCATCTGGGCCTGTAACTCTAATGTTAATGGTAAATAATCTGGCTTAATCAAAATTACATTATTAGAATCAGATTTGTCTTAAGCAATCGGGAAATAAGCATGGTCACTCGTAAAATAACAGATGAACAGTTGCAGCAAGAGCTAAACGCTGGTCTCGGGCCGACCGAAATCGCAAAGAAGTACAACATGTCACGCCGTAATGTTCAGCTAAGGTCCGCTCGTCTGGCCAAGAAAGGTGTTGGTCACGGTCGCGACGTAAGCCATCTGGTGCCGGATGGGTATAAGATTAAGGGTACGTCGTCACTGGTGGATGAATTCGGTAACACGAAACTTCAGTGGGTTAAGACTGACGCCGACGCCGAGCGCCAGGTCGAGTTGATGCGAGCCGTTGTGGATGAGATGAAAAAAGATTTACCTAAATATAAACCTGTCACTTTGCCCAAAAATGGCACAGATGACGACTTATTAAATCTCTACACAATAACGGACCATCACATTGGAATGCTGGCGTGTCGAGAAGAAGGCGGGGATGATTACGATACCACAATCGCGGAATCTCTCGCAGTTGACTGGTTCAACAGTGCGGTTTGTATGAGCCCGCAGAGCGGCGAATGTATCATTAACTTCTTAGGGGACCAAATGCACTACGATGGCATGAAGGCAATGACCCCCATGAGCGGTCATATTCTTTCTGCTGATAGTCGCCTGTTTAAAATGATACGTACCGCCATTAAGGTTATCAAGCTGGCTGTCTCGCTGTGCTTGCGAAAACACAAGAAGGTTAAACTTCTTATCTGTGAGGGTAACCACGACCTTAGTTCTTCCCTGTGGCTCCGAGAGATGTTCTACGAGGTGTATACAAATGAGCCTCGCGTCGAGGTTAACCGGGAGGTGTCGCCGTATTATGCGTATAAGTTCGGGGATTGTATGATTTCAGCACATCACGGGCATTGTTCTAACTTTACTAAAGTAGAGCAGTCTATAATAGGTAAGTATCGGGAGATGTACGGGCAGTGTAAGTTCACATATGTCCATACGGGTCACCTCCACCACCGGGCGGTTAAAGAGACTAATCTTCTAATTGTTGAGCAACACCAGACATTAGCGGCTAAAGATGAGTATTCTAGTAAAGGCGGTTATTATTCAGGTAGAAGCGCAAATGTGATTACATACCATAAACGTTACGGGGAGGTGTCCCGCATAAGTATACCTGTTGAAATGCTGCGAGACATAAACCCCAAATCAACATACTAAAATGTAGGTGAAAGGATGGATTGGAGTGAGGTTTTTAGCTACAAAAACGGCTATAAATAGGGCATAAAGATGACAAACAAATACAATCGCACAATGACAAATACTGACGGAGATAGCATTACCTGTGATGTGTACGACGTTCTGAGGGCATTTGATATCCGCGACCCGGCACTACAGCATGCGTTGAAGAAACTGTTGTGTATGGGCTTGCGGGGGCACAAGGACACAGGAACCGACTTAGCAGAAGCAATTGAAAGTCTGGAGAAGTTACGGAAATACCGTAGTAATATTGATGAGTGAGAAAAAGGCCCCTTTCGGGGCCTTTTTTTTATCGTCACGATAAAGAATCTGATTTGAACGATAAGCATGTTCGAAGTTAAATATATCTACACCAACAAGAGGGGATGAAACCATGAACGCATTGATTAGTGTTAGTGAAGCACAAACCATGTCCAGCCGTGAGATTGCGGAACTGACAGGTAAGGAGCATAAAAATGTTCTGGCTGATATCCGCAAAATGTTGTCTGAGATTCAATCGGCTGAAAAGTCAGCCGATTACAAAGACAGCAAGGGGCGCACGTATAAAATGCTTCTTTTGGATAAAGAGGAAACGTTAATTCTGATTTCAGGGTACAGCATCAAAATGCGCGCTGCCATCATCCGCCGTTGGCAGGAACTGGAGTCACAAGCGAGCAAACCATCCTTACCGGTGCCCAAGACAATGGGGGAGGCTTTAAGGTTGGCTGCGGACTTGTGGGAGGAGAAAGAACGCCTTGCGCTTGAGAACAAGGAAATGGCACCAAAAGCTGATGTCTACGACCGCATCATCGACAGAAATAACTTGTACAACGCGACGCAGGTTGCCCAGAAGTTCGGTCAATCTGCCGTGTGGATGAATAAACAACTTGAACAATTTGGCGTATACAATCGCTCCGTAAAACGCGGTCGTGTCTTCCAGCAATGGTTCATCGATAAGGGTTACGGCATTATGCGTGAAACAGAAACTGGGCATTCACAGGCTATGTTCTTCGCTGAAGGTGAAATGTGGATTATCGGTAAGTTAACCGAAGAAGGCTTGATTTAAAACTAAGGCCCCGAAAGGGGCCTTTTTTTTTCTTAGGTGTACTTAATGCGCTGGATAACAATTGAAGACTGGAACCGGTTACCTGTTGCCTGACCATCAAGAGACAGGGTTATAGATCCGGGACCACCGATTTCCGGAGTTGCGGACGTCAATGAAGCGCGTTTTAGCGTGAAACTCATTGCACCGTCCGGGCCGTCCAGAACCGAAGAGACTTCCATTTCTGTTTCATTCAGGAATTTATTTAACAGCGTCAGGTCATACAATTTACCCGCCAGCGAGAAGGTGTTAGACGCGCGGTCACGCTCGACAAATGCCACGCTTTTATTTCCTAACTCGAACTGTGCGGACGCGCCGTTGTCGTTAGTAATGGTGAACGTGTCGATAAGTTTAAGCGGCGCGGATCCGTCATAAACAGATACGTCAACCGATGCAAACGGACGGGCGGAAAAATTGGTCGTGAAGTTTGAGCCACTCGGTGGTTGTTGTAAAATTTCCTGATTAAGACCAATGAACGGGAATGAACCTGTAACCATCGCGTTAACGGCTTGTTCGATGGTGAACCCGGGAAATTCAACACCACGAGTTATGATGTACGAATCAGGATTTCCGCATTTACCTTTCAACCATGTCAGGATTGAATAGGTTTTACACAAGTTACCGGTTTCAAGTTTATCTGCGATACGCAAATCGGCTTGAGCGTCTGATTCAGCGGTAAGGGTGTGCCGGATGCCCGCTCCGGTTATGACTGTAGCTGTGACGGCCGTGACCATGAACGCTTTGTTGTTATTTCCAGATAAACCATTGAACTGGACAAGGTCGCCAACTTCAACCCCATCTGTTACAAAACTACCGTTTGTGCGTGTGAAAGTTTTCGCCACCGGGTCTACGGTAACGCTGATTGCTGGTGCGGTGGAACCTGCTACCCAGGAACTGGACATTGCGCCAGCAAGCAACTCATCCTGGCTTTCCGCGCTAAGTTCAATAGCATATTCACCAGTTACCTGGTTGTTACCGGTGCGGATGGATGATGTTTCGCTGCTGCCGTCCAGTTCATTAGAGACGAGGGCGTCGCGAGTTACGGCAGGGATACCCCCGGTGTTTCGGAGCGGCTGCCATACCGGGTTCGCTGGCGTCACCCCCGGCGTCGTCTCAAGAACGTAAAACTGCGCGGTCATCCCGCCTTTATATGGTTGTAACGCCATTATCTAATCCTCGCTGTAAATGCTATGAAATTAATTGAGAGAGGCCTCTTCGCCCATCCATTCTCAACAATAAGAGGACCGAGGCTTACTGATTGTACCTCAGCACAGATTTCGTTACGACTAAAACAGTTACCGGCGGCGAAGGCGGCGTTTAGCTTATCAGCTAATCGGTTAATAGGAGCGCTACCCAAGGCCGACCCGACGTTAATGTCTACCTGATAAACACCCGCCCGTTGTTCAGTCCAGAACAAGTCAGCTTGTTCAGTATCTGATAACAGCATATAACTAGCAAGATATGGAGTATCTGTAGACGTCGGCGCGTCTATGTTCTCCAACGCAACTTTTATACCGTTGTTCGTGCCAAATGCTACCAGTGCCGTGTCGAATGCTTTTGTTAAATCCTCGAAATATGTTGCCATTATTTCACCTTAGAGGCTTCTTCATTTAATAATTGCTGGAACCTGCTGACATTAACCCTAACGAAGCCTTGAGGCGCCTGTTGCGACCAACCATACTCAAGGCGCTGCGCATACGGCAAATTGTTAGTTAGAGTAAACGTGTGCCAGTCAGCGGCATTTAGCACGAAATTAGCGGCATTACTGGTCGCCGTGGTGCCAGCTTTATCGGTAGCGTCCGTAGTTCCGTCGGCGGGAGTACCGCCGGACGCCATCCAGTTCATACGAAAGCGACCTGTATCTACAGGACTCGCTTTGATAATCGCAGAAAACAACTTGATAGATACCTGACGAATTACCTTTTCAGGATTCTTCTTAGCCTTTTCCACGAACTTGGACACATCAAGCGCAAAACTCATTTTCTCACCTGAATAAAGTATGCCACAACATCATCGTTAACCATCTTCTTCTCAATAGCAACTACAGACCATTGTTCACCGCTAAACCGCACCTTGTCATCCATCTTCGGCACCACACTGTAATCCGCTTTAACCATCATGTCGCCCGCCTGTATAGTAGTTCCGTTCACGAGCCCTGCATTAACCGGTACAGGAACCGCTTTAAGGGGAAGTACGACGTCGGGCCCCCATACATACTCCCCTAAAACAGGGTCCCATGTTTTCTGCCCTTTGCGCACCAAATTCACTGTGCTACCGTATTTCGATAGTAGACGAGTACCTACTCCTTGCATCCGTTTACTAAAAGAGGTGCCCATTACACGCCCTCCAGTCTTGAGATGACTAGCAATGCGGATGGAGCTACTCCCCAAGAAGTAACCGTTGCCGCTTGCGGGTACAGTCCTCCGAAGTTAGAACCGGCGGCGTCGCGCATAATCTCTACCGTAAAAGTCTGCCCGGCTGCGGCATTCACAACCACACGAGATTCAATGGGGATTGTGGATTCCGCACTCGCCAGTTTAGTCGCTGCTGGTAATCCGAATTGCGCACCACCGAGAAGAACACGCGACAGAAGGATGGATGTTCCGCTCGCCCCGGTGCGACCGGCCTGTAACTTAACACGGATAGCGTAGTTGCCGGCGGCGTTGAACGTAACCACCCCGGAGGCATTAATCATTACCGGGTCGGCGCTTGTTTTCTGAGCGCCACCAAAAGCTACTGTTAACGCTGTACCAGTGGTAGATGGTGCCTGGATATCTGTAGACGACGCGCGAAGTACCTCTACTTCTTTAGCTCCGTACAACATAGAGTCCGCCATCTGAGTGGTAACTTCTCGCAACTTTTCAGGCGTAATTAGGCCGGACTGGTTATCAGGGAAGCTTGCCCCAATCAAAGCGAATATTTCCGATTTAGTCTTAGCCATGTTTAGCCCCTAAAAACATTAAAGGAGTAAGCATTATTACTTCCACATAAGAGAGGGCGTAGCGCATCATCGGCTGTCGTGATGCTTACTGTGCCGCCCGAGTAGCCGTTCTTAAAGTAGGACACGGTTACTGCACCCTCTACTCGCTCCGTCTGCACCTCACGCCCGTCTGTAGACCCCCGAACGTCCGTGCCTGCGCCGTACTCAACCGCGGCCATTACCTGAGCCTGAATAACTAACGGAGGGATGACGTTAGATGGCTGGGGGAACCCGTGCAGGGTAACACCCGTTCTGGGGAACGCTAGCGCCTGGTTTGCAGATACACGACGTCCGCACATCTGAGACTCAAAAAGGCCGACGTACACCGCACCATTACGAAGAGCGGCCTCCGCCGCGGTGTCATCTTCCGGTAGTTCGAGACCATACTTAGCGGCCAGTGCGCGCCCGTCTTCCAGGCTGACGTAAGAGTCAGCATTCGGGATGCCTTGACCGGTTTCCACGATAAGCGGCATAAATTATTCCTCTACGCTTTTGCGGCGACGACGCTGCTTAGGTTCTCCGCCACCGTTGTAATGCGGTTCTTCGGCCACTGGCTGAGTTTCGATTAATGCTTCCGGGTTCGCTTCTTCGCGCATCGGCATTAACTGCCCATCAACCTCAACCACGCCTTTGTATTGTTCCCGTACTACATAATTATCTGCCATGTCTAATCCTTAAAGCGGCCCGGAGGCCGCGCATATTTAACTTACGGTTACTACTGTGCTATCTGAGATAATGTTACCGTACCCGTCATGTGCTACGACTTTATAGGTGCCAGAATCCGCTGCGGCGGAGTTGGCCTTCGTATAAGTCAAACCGGTTGCGCCGGAGATGGCGTTATTATCCTTATACCATTGAACCGTTTTAGGGCCCATTCCGTCGGCAAGCGCTACAGTCAGGGTGATAGCCTGCCCGGCTGTTACCGCGGTAGTGTCATTGAGACCGGTAGAGAAACGCAACGGCATTACGTTTTCCATATCAATCTCAACCTGCCCGTCCTGCGGACTATCATCAGATACACCAACAATACGACGTTTAATTACATCAACCATTTTTATCCTCCTCAGGATACAGTACCAGCGTTTTTAAGGGCAGTTAGCAGATTAGCAACGGCGGTGCGCAATGAAGTCACATCCGTACGCAACTTATTGTAGTTCGACACCAGTGCGTCAAACTCTTCTTTCGTCGGTGCGGCCGCGGCTGCTGCACCGCTCCCCGCGGTAATCGCTGGAGGTGCCGCTACCGTTGCGGACTTTTTAACCCCTCCGATTGCCGTTGTGGTTGCAGCGGGAATATCTAGTTCCGCGTTAACCAGGCTGCGGGGTAGCCCTTTACCTGTCTTTGACATTATATAGCCTCCGTATAAATGAAAAGAGGGACCGAAGTCCCTCAAGAGTATACCCTACGATTAAGCACCGACGCCAGTTACCAGGAACGCAATTGGCACATGCTTACGGTCGACTACACGGTTCCAGTTAGTGGCGTTAGCCAGGTCTTGCCAGCTAGCGGAGCGGGCAATAGTCTCGGTGCCGTTGCCGGTGATTACGGCGCTGGTGAAACGGTAACCGAACGGGTGCAGCAACCAGGTCTTACGAGTCCACAGCGTTTCTACACCACCGCCGTTAGCGCGAGATGCTTCACGCTCGTATTCCAACGGCATCACGGGGTTTCCTTCGCCGTAGCCGATTGCGCCCTGGCCAAAGATGATGGAGATGAACTTGCGCTGCGCACCCTGGCCTACTACGGTCATGCTGTCATCAACGATGACGCGATAGCCCTGGTAGGTAGCAAACATGGTGTTGTTCTCAGCATCACGGATGAAGTCGATAAGCTGGGCTTTACGGGCCTGAGCATATACGAAGCTGTGCATTGCAATAGCACCGAGAACCTCACCACCGTTGCCCATCAATGCGTCGCCCATAGTCTGGGTAGCATCAATAAATGCGCCTGCGTCGAAACCCAGGGTAGCGGAAACGTCCACCACCATGTCGTTCTGCTCGTGATACGCATCAGTAGCGGACACGTTGTCGTTGTACAGACCGAGGGCAGTTGCGATAAGACGACGCTGCGCCTGACGCTGCCAGAAGTTATCCAGACGAGACGCTACGGACTGCAACGGATTCTGGCTGGTCAATTCGACGGTAAGGTCCGCCTGACCAAAGCCTTCGTTCAGGTAGGCAACACGGGCCATCATTTCACCAGTCTGAATAGCGCGCGGAGTAGCGATATCCTGATACACATCGTTCGAATAGTTAGGTTCGATAGAGGTATCGATAGCTTTCCAGAACGGCAGGTTAGCAATGTTTGACGGACCGTTAGCAATCTCAGCCGCATACGGGGTAGAGGTGAGGATACCGGAGTCAAAAAACGCGGTTTTCTCTACCGGGTCTTCGGTCATATAAGACGCCAGTACAGGGATGTTGCCGGTTACGATATCGCCAATAGTGGTAATTGCCATTATTTATTTCCTCAGGGCTTTAAGTTGCCGTTCAAATTCGGCAGGGTTAGATTTATAGAGCGCTAAACGCTCGCTTTCACTCATGTCTTTAAACGCTGGTGCGGCCCCGCCGCCTTTATTCCCGGAAGCCCCGCCACCGGAAGCTGCATTTGCTTTAATCAAATGTGAAAAAGCTTTATGTTCGCGCAGGTATTTGCGGAACTGCTCAGGGTCGGTAGTAACAACATTGCCATCCGCACCCATGAATTTAGTCACTACGTCTTCACCGTCGAACTCGGTCTTAACGAAAGGTGCCAGGATTTCTACCGCTTCTGGGGTGATAAAATCACCAGCGAAAGAACCTAAAACAGCCTTACGTTCGCTGCCAAGAATACGCGCAGCTAAAGATGCGTAACGCTCTTCTTTCTCTTTCAGTACAGGTTCATACTGACTACGAATCGTCTTTTCAAATTCGTCCATTTTACCCGCGGCCTTCAAGGCTTCCTGGTGTGCACGCTGCCGTTCTTCTTCGGCTTCTTTAGCACGGCGTGCAGCTTCCTTTTTCTCACTAAGGAGCGCTTCCTGGTTTGCCTTAAGCCCCGCCACTTCTTTCTCAATCAGGGCCTGCACTTCTTCGGCGGTGTACATTTTTGGCGCGTCACCTGCGCCCGGTTTATCTTCCGCCCCGGCTTCTTCATGAAGCGGGTAACGTAAAAAACGATTCATAGTCAATATGTCCCCTGGACTTTAGGACACCGGGCCACCCGGTGTTTCTGTAACAAGAATAAATTATTCCACTTACTAAGGCAACTATTCCAGAATATTCCTTATGTACTCCTGCAACCGGAACACTTTCAGACGTAACTGCCGTGTGCACTCCGCGTTACGTACGTCGATGGCCAGGTCTTCATCAGCGTCACTGCTCGGGGGAATAAGCTTGCACGGCGGTTGCATTAGTGTCATATCCGGGGATGGAATTAGCATTCTCAGTGGCGCGTCGTTTGATTGACACCCGTTCAGAAGGAAACTCGCAGACAGTACGGCCAGGACGGATAACATATTTGATGACTTCATGGGTGATAGCCTCCGAATTTTCTTTGCCTTCCGATTCGGCGGAGGCGGCCTTAGTATCATTCTGCTGCTGCCGTTGTGTTTTCTTCGTCAGCTCAGCTTGTGCCTTCTTTTGTTGCTGTGAAACAAGATTCTCTCGGCCTTCTACCCACCCGCTTCTGTAGTTGTACTGGCCGTATAACCACAAGGAAAGGATGCCGGCTGCCGTGATTACTGCGGTTACTTTCCAATTCATGGTATCCCCTTTCTTTATACGCTAAGCCCGGCGTAAGCCGGGCGTTAAACTCGTATATCTGTAAACATCATACGGCGAATCTTAGCTAAATACTGAAAGCAGTATAGCTCGGCCCTTCCGAATGCGTTCGCGGTTACGCTAGGGCGTTGTGACGCCCGCTTCACGCGACCCGCACCGCGGTACGCTGAAAGCGTAGTTAGCGTAACATAAAAAATAATAGAAGTCTACTTTTTGAATAAAGTATTCCTGAATTTACACTGGTAAGGAATAACTGGAATAATGGTGGATAAAATTAAGGCCCCTTCAAGGGGCCTTTCGTTACTCAGGTTCTGAGACCTTAGCCGCTTTGCTAACCACCGACACACCGTCGGCATCTACCGCCTTGACGAAATATTCTCCGGGGTCTTTAACCGTTAGTTCCCCTTCAACATAAGGGACGTTGATTACCTCTTTACCATTTTTAAACCATTGCAAATCGTAGGGCGCTTTGCCACCTTTCACGACTACGGTTAGTTTAGCGGAACCGTCTTTCAATTCTACATCTGCTGGCTGTGTGTCGAAGTACACATCACCTGCTCCGTCCAGATACGGCACTTCGTACAGGATACCGTCAGGGATTGCTACCAGTCCGGTCTTATCAGCGAACGGCATTTCATCTACCGACTCACCAAGAACAGATTCATCTTTAATGTACACAACACCTTCGCCCGCGCCGGACACACGGGAGTACTGAACTACACGTCGTGAAGGCACATCTTTAACTTTGAAAAAGCCCATCTCTATTCCTCTTTCAGATAATCGGCAACACGCTTATCGAGTTCCGCCATCTCTTTAAGAGTTAACGGACGCCCGAATCCATCTACTGATATTACACGAAATTCTTCTGCGGTTATCCCACTATTACGAAAAATCTTACCCCGCACAGGGCCGAGGGCTTCGTCCTGGAACCAGGCCGGCTGTTGTTTAAGAAACTCGTAATAGGTGGTGTCTGCACTTACCTGAGTGCCGCCGTCCGCACCCCTGGCCGCCCGTTTTGCACCTTTATCAAGGAAGTCGAATTCGGAACTGATTACCGGTGCTGTGCTTGACCGACAGTTAGGGTGCGCGGGTGGTAGCGGACCTTTACCTATTTCGTATTGCATCGAATCCCGCGACCGACAAACGGCTGAGGTTCTGGAGTCAAGGGTAGATACCCACTCGTATTTCGTGATGATGTCGCCGTTCTGAGCGTAAACCTGTTGCCGTGCTTCGTTGGATACGTGCGCCAGCGCTGTCCGGATAACGGTTGCAGCGTTACGCTCGGAGATATCGGCCAGACCACCGGGCCCGACAACGTTCTTAACTATCTGCCGCGTGGTCATACCCTGTACGAACCCAGACTTAACCCCCATCACCAGGCGATTCACCTCGGTTTGTCGCCAGCCACCCATTAGCGAAACAAAATCAACCGGTTTTTCGCTTAGTTCAAGTGGTGCGAAAGTCGCAGCGGCCCACACCTGCTCCGCAGCCGGTGTTACAAAGTTAGCATTAACGTTGGTCGACAATGTTTTTACATTCCAGTTAACCTCATAGTCGGAAAGCTCACGGGCGTCGGCCAGTAGCTTCTCATACCACCCGGACGTAATTCCGTTCAGTGCTTGCTCAAGTTCCCGCAGCATGATGGTGAGTCTCGCTGCCGTTCTGCTGTCATCGCCAAACAGCAGCACCTGTCGCTTAACCTCATCACGCATTTGCGAGATAAATGGTGCCAGGTCTTTTACTTCGCTACTGGCGTTGCGTTGCAGCCATATTTGATGGCTGATAATCGATTCTAAAAGACTCATATGCCCCTCCCGCCTTTGGTGTGGCGATTATACACTCAACTCATCAGGGTGCATAATCAAGGCCATTTAGTCTGCGAGAAATAATCCTATTCGCTTTCATTTTGGTAGTTAAAGGTTGCATAACCACAAAAATTAGGAATATAATTTAAACGATACAATTAAGAGGAGAAAAACAGATGAATGTGCAGACTTTAGAATTTCCGTATGGCGAGGTGGAATTTACACGTGATGAGTATATAGATGCCTCAACATTAACCATCCAGATGAACAGATGGAGGTTCGATAACGGGCTCCAACCAAGAAATCTTGCGCAGATACTAAAAACCGATGACTGCAAAAACTTTATGCGTGTGTGTGAGGAGGAGACAGGTATTGTTCCGTTAAAAACATCAAGAGGGAGGAACGGGAAGACGTGGTTGTGCCTGCACCTGGCCGTGTACATTGCAGAACAGTATAGTGCGTATTTTCACTTCCTGGTTATAGACCGATTTATTACGCAACGGCAGGTAGAGCTGCGTAACATTGGTGCGGTAAGCTTCGTGGAGCTTAATGCCGCCGTTAGTAGGATGATTGAACGTACAGAAGGGCGGATAGGCCATAGTGGACATTTCATACAGGTAGCGAAAGCAATCAAGGAGTCTATAGATATTCGTGAAGTCACAGGTTTTGATACATGGGACTCCCAGGACGCAAAAACTAATCAATTGCGGAGCGAGATTCAAAAGTCTATGGTGACGTTGTTGGATATGGAAGCAGTCAACTCGTGGGATGAGCTTAAAGAGACAATACCGCGTGTTGTTCGCAAATGCGCGGCAAATATATGTTAAAACTAAGGCCCCGTCATGGGGCCTTTTGTTCACTTCTCTTGTTGTTGCGCCGATTGAGGGATTTCCCCCTGAACTTCAGTAGCGACCGGTAATGGCTGGTCCGCTACAGCGTCCTTAATATCAGCGTCTGTCCAGTCGGTAACACCGGCCTTACGCAATGCCGCATAGTAAGCCGTAGCAGGCAGCAATCCCGCATTAATATCCGCCATCCATGCAGCCCTGTCTTGAGCTGTCATAGGTTCCAGGAAGAAGTCCATATTAAGGCGGAATTCAACCTCGGTATCTTCGGGTTTACCCAACATTACCGCCACCCAACGTAAAGCATCTGTATATGCCTGGCTTACGTTACGCGCAATTGTCGCCATGACGGATGTATCGGCACCGCGCTGGATTCGGGCAGATTGTGCGGTGATTTGCTGAGTCGGGGTGATAAGCTGCGCACCAATCTGGATAGCCTGCTGCTCTTTGTCCAGCATATTCTGGCGGGCCAGGTTATTCTCGCCTGCCTGGATAAGCTGTGCGCTACCTCCGTACCCCAGGTTATGCCCACGCCGACTACCAAATTTGATACCGTTGGGGTTCGCTTCCTTGAATGCTTGAGGTGTTAAGTTCTCGCCTGGGTAGATAAACAGGGTCGGCTGCCCAACAACGAAGCTGGATTCTTCGTTGTCCGCGCTGTTCCTGTAGTGCCCGATGTTAAGTTCCGCGAGTGGTAGTAGCGGAGCGTCGTCGATAGTGGCGTCGTTATTGGTCGCCCCAATAAAGGTAAACGGAATTACCCCTCGTAATGATTCCCCTAAGTCCGGGTAAATCTCCACGACGTCTTCCTGCGCACCACCTTCGGCATCGAAACGAAAAAGACGTTGACGGTAGTTGCCGTCGCTATCGATGTCCAGAACGCGATACTGTTCGCCGTATTTCGTTTCGAACTCGTTTCCCGGTTCGTTGTACTCCCATGTCTCACGCAGCACGACCATAGTTACGCGGTTTACGGAACCTACGCGCGTGAGTCGCCAGTTAACGATATTCTCGGTAGTGTAGAAAGCGATTGTAGGGTTGAGCAGACCCGCGTTCTGTTCGGCCGCTGTAGCTGCGCCGGTTTCTGGGGCGTCAACAAGAAGACCACCACGACCCACTGAGTCAATCTCCATGAGCGTGTCCTGCGCATGCTGTATTAGGCCAACACCGGACCCATCTGCATTTTTAAGAAGATACTCCAGCTCCTTCGGGATATTGATTTCCGGTTCTTTGCGCATGACGCTACCAACCATCCCTGACAGCGTGCGCCGGGTGAAGTTATAGACGATACCGCCCGCTTCATATTCTGCCTGACGCGCTTCACCGTAAGCTTTGTCCGGTTCATTCAGCCCTACGTTGCGTAGATAGCTAACCAATTCACCTGCAAGCGCGTGGCGCACCTTCTGCCATTTAGGCGCGTAGTGCAGCCATTCACGGTGCTTGGTTTTTACGCCAGAACCCTGGCCGTTTTCTGTTAACATTTAACAATCCTCTTAAAGTGCGAAAGTAACCGGGATATGGGATACAGGTTTAACCAACGGCATTTCGTAGGCGATAGGGTATCCTGTCGCGTCGTTCTGGTGGTCGTTGCCGCTTGTCTTATCCGGTATACCGTTTTTATCGTATGCCTGTTGCTTAAGACAGCGAGCAGTAACCGGACAGGTTTGCTCGTTGACCATTAATCTACCAGACTCCAGCGCTTTATTCACCGACGCTACACGGTCTTTAACGGCAGGGTTGACCGATTTTGCACGTATCTCGAAACCCGCATTATGCAGTTGCGCTATATCTGATGTACTGGCATCAGTCGATTTACGGTTCTTGCCGGTGGCGTCCGGGTACATGACGATGTGGTGGCCGTGTCGTTTCCACCGCTCGGTAATCTCCCTGACCACTTCCGGGGTGTCGAGCATATCCACCAGCTCGGCTACCGCGTGCCAGACATACCCACGCTGAACGTATACGGTGCTGGCCATATGCCCGACGTTGAAGTCCTGACCGATATACAGCGTTTCTCCAGGTTGTATAGTCTCTCGACTGCTGTTCTTGCGTTGGTCGTAAGCATAATACACGCTGTCGGATGTCAGGTTGACAAATTCACCATCGATGTAGGCATCAATTAACCGGCCCGGATACGTATCCCGCAACGACTGCACATAATCTTCCGGTAGAAAGGGATTGGAAGTTGTCGGGGCTTGAATCATCTCATAACCAGGATTCTTTTTTACAACCCATCGGTCGTGCACAAAACGGAAGCCTTCTGGTGTCGTAAATACCGAAACTGTATTAGCGGGCTTCGGGGTAATCGGGCGATATGTACGCGGCAACTGACGGTTACGGGCGATAACTTTGTTCCAGGCGTGCTCGGCGTGGTCTTTATTTAACGTGTCCAACTCGTCGATTTTTGCGCGAAACGATTCGTAGCCAACAATTCGTGCTGGATTATCCAATGTGCGAAGGACAAAATCCCCGAATTGCCCGGATGAGGTATAAATGATGTTGTCGGATTTATTGTACTTGTAGCGAATACCCCAATCGGATAGCTTCTCTTCCATACGAGGGGCGAGGATAAGACGCACAAGGTCATACGTCGGTTCGTACATGGCGATAAGGGAATCGCTACCGCCCTCCATGCTGTCGAGTAGGGCGGAGTTGCACATGACCTCTGATTTACCTGTGCCGAAGCCCGCAACGAAGGCCGGGAATTTACAATGTAGATTAAGGAACGCGCCTTGCGGTTCCGTAGCCGTTATATCAACGTTCACCGGACACCACCTTAATAGTTACTTCGCTAATTGGTTCGTCGCGCGTTTCTTCCACAACAGTTTTATTAAGCCCAAGTTTTGCTGCGGCGAACGTAGCAGATATCCCGGCGGCACCGGTCTCAGTGAAATACGCCTCTTCCAGTGCTTGTGCCGTCTCATATGCTTCGGCGAATGCAGGAACCTCTCGGAGCCATAGCTTGATAATCGGGATGGTTACACCGATGTGTAATGCGAAGCGGGCCAGCGACGGCGGTTTGTCCTGGATAAGCGGGCGTTCGTCGCCTTTAGACGTGGGTACGAGTTCCCATGACGTGCGGTCGAAGAACCGGATTAATTCGTCGCAATAGTCCGGGTCCCACAGTTCGGCGGAATGTCTGGACGACTGATACAGGCTTTGTTTACCACGTGGACGTTTACGGCGACGGTTTGCGCTAACCGCTTCTTCGTGCGCGGCGGCCACTACTTCGGCGTCCGGCTGTTTTAATTTGAGTTTCATGCAATCCTCTCTTAAATGCGTATGACCATCATAACGCAT